TGCACGGGAACATTCAAAGCATGAGGACGAGAGATCGGATGATAGGTAAATACGCCATCGATAGCCATATCGTGACGAATACCACTCATAAAATCCCAAGCGGACAATTTAACATCAGGTTTAAAACTCATTTCATTCGGCCATTTTCTCATATACTCGGGAAAATACTTATCAAACACTTTCTCATAGGAATCGCGATAGAATACCTTAGCACGGCCTGTTGCCAGATTAATGCCGTAATAAGGATGGGAATCCATCACTTCGTAATTCACTTCGACGCTCGTGAGGCGAGCTTCGAAGGGGTTGGGAATAATCAGAATGTAATTTCCGGGAGCCAGTCCATAATACGCCACTGATTGCTTATCATATCCTTGATGGAGTAATTTTGCCGGATTGTAGATGAAGCATTGTTCAGCGAAGTAAGTTCCTTGGAGATTTGCCACATAATATTTGGAGTCGTTGATCTGCACGAGGAAAGGTCGCATCGTATCCACCGTCATGAATCGTCCCTTAGGAAGGGGTTCAAACATATACGACGGGTCTGATAGAACCTCTGCGGGAGTATCCGGGCAAGGGCCTTCAGGATGACGCTTTTCACAGGTACTGTGAAGAGGGTCCATGAACACCATCTTACCGAGAGGGGTGGTTTTCAACAACTCAACATCAGCAGATAAATCACCATCGTGAGTATAGGCTGGGTAACTGAATTCTTGGGAAATTTGGCACATAGTGCCTGTTGAAATATTTACGTATTGACGTGACATATTTAACATTTTAACAAACATGAAAAAGAGCTGTTAGGTCAGGGCGAGTCGTTTAAAAAGGCGATTTCGGTCTTCGTGGTAAAAGTAGTATGGAGAAGCTATGTATCTGCGAAGATATGGCGTGCGTTCTACTGCTCTTTTTATCTTCGACGTGAACGTAGAGTAATACTCCTTCGGGTGTGTTGCCGCTTCAAGCAAAGCTTCTTCAAGCTGGGCTTGTATAGCTAGAACATCGTCTTTCAATATATTGGTATAATTGAATTGCTGTTCTATCGATTCTGGATCCACTGGAGCCAGAAACACACCGTCGGAGAGTTTTACAAACGAACGCTTCAAGAACTTAATCTCAGAGAGCTCCTTCATGTCACTAGTCTTACCGTCTTTGGCAATGTTCGTGTATTCCTGGCCAAGTTCTAGCATAATCGGAGCAACCGCATTAAATGTGAACAGAGACGTTGGTGTCTTCGAAAAGATAACATCATCTCCAAACACAAATATTGCGACCTCTTCCTGGAAAGATCTCAAAGAGGAATTTCCAGTGATTCGCATGAAGCAAAACCAATGGTACATGAAATTTACCAGGCAGTTGATCACAGTCGTGTACGGATTTCCCGAAGGATTTCCATGCTTCACCAAGTGCACCATGTTGAAAGAGAGGTGGAATGTCTCTACCATTTCCTCCCAAAGAGTATCAATAATGATAGCATCTTCAGGAGGAGGGTTGATAATTCCTTTCACAACACGTCCTGCAGCCCGCATGAAATCGGCACGAAGCCGACCATCAAACTGGCCAAAGTCCGCATCATTCATTTCGGGGCCCTTCTCATTCAGCTTGCGAGCTAACACTGACCACTCCGCAGAGCAGGGGTTTATTCCTACACCGTGGGGTAGCTCGAGTCTACTCTTTTGCCAAGCAGTCTTGAAGGGTTCCAAATACTTTCGCATGAGGTAGATGGATTCGAATGGAGCAGTTACGA